GCGTGTCCGCTTGCATCGCCTCCGTGGTCACGATCATAGTGACGAAGGTGACGCCGCGATGATCCGCGACCGAATCAAGGCACTCCGCCGGGTCAAGGCCTCCGAGCTATCGCCCTCGCCCCGCAACTGGCGAACCCATCCGCAGTCCCAGCAAGAAGCCCTGAAGGGCATCCTCGCCGAGGTAGGCTACGCCGACGCCCTGCTAGCCCGGGAGCTACCGGACGGCTCGCTCGAACTGATCGACGGCCACCTCCGCGCCGAGATAACGCCCGATCAGGAGGTGCCGGTGCTGGTGTTGGACCTCGATCAAGACGAGGCGGCGAAGCTGTTGACCGTGCTTGACCCGCTGGCCGGGCTGGCCGAGACGAATACCGAGGCGTTGGGGCAATTGTTGCAGGAGATGCAGACGGATAGCGCGGGGTTGCAGGCGATGCTTGACGGGCTGGCGGAATCGGTGACCATTCCAACGGATGATAATTGGGCGGATGCGTTCGAGGAGAAGGGCGACACAACAGCGGTGGATAACCTGAAGCAAATAACTTTTGTTCTGGAGGTCCACCATCACGCCGCTCTCCTGGATCATCTAAAGCAGTAAGACGGAAACAAAAACGACGCACTGGTGGCATGGTTACAAACAGATTCATAGTCAGGCCGATTGCGCGAAAGGCGGCGCGCCGAATGTGCGAGGATCACCCGCACGCGGGGACGCTGCCCAATAGCAGCAAGCACTACATGCGCCTTGACATTGATGGACGCCCGGCCGGCTTGGCTGTCTGGGGGTACGGCATCGTGCCGCACCAGACGCCGAAGCACCTATTCGGTGACACCGCCGGCGTTCATGATTACCTGGAATTGTGCCGGTTCTTCGTCTATGACTGGTGTCCAACAAACACGGCGAGTCGGTTTCTTGCCGTTACGCATCGGGTCATCAAGAGACATGCACCGCATGTGAAGTGGCTATATACATACGCGGCGGGCTTTCAGGGGTTGGTGGGGCATATCTATAAGGCCGCGGGATACACTTACATTGGGCGGACACTCTGCAATGGATTTGCCTACGTTCCTCGTGTTGGGCTGATTCATGCAATTGCTATTTGGCACCGATGGAAAGCAATAAAGCGAGCTAACAATTCCGACCTACGGAAACTGCGACTCATCTTTCCTGATGTGTGGCGGTGGTGCGGGTACAACTTTCGCTATATCTATTGGCTGTGCAGCAAGGCGGAAAAAACCCGCCTGCTAAGCGTGGCAAGATTCGAGATACAACCATATCCGACGGAGGCAGACCTGGAAATCTGGCTGGAAGACGAGAACGGCAGGAAGGAAGCGATCGAACCGGCGTTTGCCAAGACGATTCCAATCGTGAAGTTACCGACACGGAGAAAACGCGCCACAAGCATAGACAGCGATGCGACCGCCAACCAGGCGGGAGACGGCGGTGCAAGTCCGACCGTGGCGCTTTCCAACGCATGAAAGACCTCGACCTGAACCCCCGGTTGGCGGAGTAGACAATGGGACGACCCAAGCTAGACATCGACCCGAACATCGTCGAACGCCTGGCGATGCGCTTCTGCTCGAAGAGCGAGATCGCCGCGGTCATTGGCTGCGATGGCAAGACAATAGCAAACCGTTTTTCCGAGGAATATGACAAAGGACGGGAAAACGGAAAATCCGTGCTCCGGGAATTGCAGTGGAAGGCGGCGTCTGCCGGCAACATCGCCATGCTGATTTTCCTCGGCAAGCAGTACCTCGGGCAGTCGGACAAGCAGGTGATCGACCACGGTGGCGAATCGCTTGCGGTCATCGAGCGGATTGTAGCGAAGCGTCAGACAACTTTACCGAGTGGAGCGAATGGCAACGGGAACGGCGACACGCACGGCGGAAATGGATCTGCACCAGGTGCAGGCTGAGTTCGTCGACTGCGATGAGGTCATCAGCGGGTTCGTCGGCGGCCGGGGCGCCGGCAAGACGACGGTCGGCGCGTACAAGATGCTGCTGAAGGCCAAGCCGGACAGGACCTACGCCGTGATCGCCCCGACGTATCCGATGCTTCGAGACGCTTCGATGGAGGCCTTCATGTCGCTCGGCCGGGATCGGTTCGATTACGTTCGCGGCTACACGTCCTCGGACGGTGTGGCCCGGCTGGGCAATGGTGCCCGGGTACTCTTCCGATCGGCCGACAATCCGGAGCGGCTCCGTGGTCCGAACCTATCGGGCGTCTGGCTCGACGAGGCCAGCCAGATGAAACGCGAGGCCTTTGAGATCGTGATGGGCTGCCTCCGCGAGGGCGGTGAGCAGGGGCACCTGATGGCAACGTTCACTCCGAACGGCCGGAGCCACTGGACATACGACCTGTTCGTCAAGTCGGGCACGGCGACGTTGTTCCGCGCCTCGACGCTCGATAACCCGTTTCTGCCGCCGGACTTCCACGATACGCTCAAGGTACAGTACAGCGGGCTACGTGCCAAGCAAGAACTAGAAGGCGAGTTCGTTGATATCGAGGGGGCGGAGTGGCCGTCCGAGTTCTTCAGCGACGATATCTGGTTCGATGAATGGCCGGAGAAGTGGCGGTGTAAGACGGCGGCCCTCGATCCATCCAAGGGCGTGGGGTCCAAGTATGGCGATTACTCGGCTTTCGTATGGCTGATGGTCGGCTTGGATGGCCGAATGTATATCGACGCCGACCTCGCAAACGACCGGCACACTGGCATCCTGGTGGATACGGCCATCCAGCTTCAGCGCACCTTTCAGCCTGATGTCTTCGCTTTCGAGGTGAATCAGTTTCAGTCGTTGCTCGCCGAGAACGTTTTGACGGCGGCCCGAGGTGCGGCGCTGCATGTGCCGATCTGGCCGGTCGATAACCGGATGAACAAGGAAGTGCGGATACGGCGGCTCACCCCGTGGCTCAGTCAGGGTGTGCTGCGCTTCAAGGGCGGCTCGCCGGGTTCCGAGTTGCTCGTCAACCAGATGAGAGACTTTCCGCTGGCCGACCATGACGACGGGCCCGACGCCCTGGACATGGCCGTTCAGGCGATTGGGAAATTGGGGCGGCCCACGGACGGGCTTGGCAGCAACCTTCTACAGGCCATAGGATCTCGGGCATGAATATCATGGAACAACTCACCGGCAACCGTAGCGGTCGCAGCCGTTCGATCATGGAGGCTCTTGCGCGGATCAATCAATCGTTCGCCATCATGGAGTCGGCATTGAGCTTTGACGATACTATCGTGGACCCGCGCGAGGCGTTCTATGACCAGACGACCGGCGAAATGTGGGACCCGGTTGGCGGTGACAGATCGACCGCAACGAACCTCCGCACCGAGGAGACCCTGGCGGCCGTACGCCGTGAGTGTCGGCAATTGGCCATGCACAATCCGTTCGCCATCAACGGCCACGAGAACCGGATCAACTATCTGGTTGGTAGTGGGCATGTCTACACGGCGGTGCCGATCCACGGCACGGCGCTGGCAAGGGAGATCGACAGCCAAGAGAAGTCCAACCGGCAGCAACGCAAGGACGGCGAGGATGTGGCGGCCGTCGAGGATCCGCTACGGCCGCCTCAGCGGTGGATCGACGAGTTCCTCACGCGGAACAAGTGGGGCGCGCGGCAGCAGGAGATCATCCGGCGGAAGGATCGGGATGGGGAGTGCTTCCTCCGGATCTTTGCGGACAAGGAAGACGGCATGCCGCTGATCCGGTTCGTGGAGCCGGGGGAGGTTGCCACGCCGTTGGAGTTGGTGAGCAACCCGGACGCCCGCTGGGGGATTCTGACGGAGCCCGGTGACGTCGAGACCGTACTGGGGTATTTCCTCGGCGGCGAAAACGAGCCCGTGCCGGCGGCCGAGATTCAACACCGCAAGCAAGGCGTGGACTTCAACGTCAAGCGGGGGTTGCCGCTCTACTTCTCCGTCAGAAAGAACCTGCGTCGGGCCGAGAAGCTGCTGCGGAACATGAGCACGGTGGCCGAGATCCAGGCGGCCATTGCGATGATCCGGAAGCACAACCAGGGCATCCAAGCGAACATCAATAGCATGGTGCAAGGCAATGCCGACGTGTCGGTGTTGAACCAGCGGACAGGGAAGACCAGTTACCATAAGCAGTACGCCCCCGGGACGATCATCGACGCCAGCGACCAGATCGAATACGAGTTCCCGACGCAGGGCATCGACGCCGGCAACTATGTCCAGGTGTTGCAGGCCGAGCTTCGGTCGATCTCCAGCCGGCTGGTCATGCCCGAGTTCATGCTGACCTCGGACGCATCGAACGCCAACTATGCCAGTACGATGGTAGCCGAGGGCCCGGCTGTCAAGATGTTCGCGCGGCTGCAGTGCAACATGATCGAAGAGGACGCGGAGATTATGGAGCGGGTGCTGGACGCCGGGGTGGAGGCTGGCAGGTTCCCGGCGGAGTTGCGAGAGCAGATCGAGGTGGACGCGAAGGCGCCGCAGCTTGCGGCACGGAACCGGAAAGACGAGGTGGACGCCGATACCGTGCTGGTGCGTGAGAAGATCATGAGCAAGCGTACGGCCCGGGTGAGGCAGGATCTCGACCCGGACGAAGAGGAGGAACTGATCGAGTCGGAGAAGGGCCCGGACCCGTTCGGGGGAATGGCCCTGGACGGGCTGCCGTTCGGAGGGCAGCCAAAGAACCCCAACGAGCAAGGAGAAGAGGACGATGAATGACGATATGCGAGCGGTGGTGATCGAGGTGCCCCAGGATGTATACGATGGGATGCGATTCTGCCGCATTCGCTATCCGGGGCAGATTGTTGCGGTGTCGCAATTTGTGGCATCCCCTGGAATGCAAGTGCGATTGGCGTCGAATAAATTCCCGGAATCGTGTGCCGCACCGCCAATGGGCCAACCGTACAAGCGGGCCGGTTGGCGCATCGGTATGGCCGGCAACGAAGCGGCCTTGCTTCTCGATTTCGACGGGCCGAAAGAAGCGGGTGGCGACGCGGAAGACATTCTGGAGGATAAACCCCAGGTTGTTCCGGCCGGGGCCTTGTCTCCCGGTGACATCCGGACGTGCCCAAAAGGAGGTGGCGACGATGCCTCGCCGTAGCAACCTACCCACCCGAACCCTCAGAACGCTGGTAGAACGCCGCACGGTAGCCCGTGACGGCCGACTACGGGGTATCGGCAGATCGATAGACCGGGTGACTCGACGCCTGGAGGAGCGCACCCTGGGCATCGTAGCGGCCAACCGTGGCGGACGGGAGGGTGTGATCGGCTCAGTAGATGCCGTGATGATCGGGGCAATCTTCGAGTTGTCCGAGTTGGTGGGCTCCGAACTGCGGAAGCTGGTCTCGTGGTCATTCGAATCGGCCTCGACGGCGACGATCCGGAGCCTTCCCCTCGTGTACTGGGTACGGCGGCTGCGGCCGGTGGTGCCCGTGCTGGCGATCGAGGGCGTGCCCTATCGCATGCGAGACCATCTTGCTTCCCTTGGGTTTTCTCGCAATGAAGCTATATCGCTTGCTGATCGCGCAGCCAAGACATCGCAAGACCTATCTACGTTGCAGAGCTCGATCTTACTCGAACGTGACAGCCCGTTGGAGGCCGAGATCGAGATCCAGCGTATCCTCGACGGGGAGGCCACGGCCGCAGAGGCGGTCGAGATCGTCCGTGCCATCGAGTTCCCACCGCCGACGCCCGAGCAGATTGACGCAATCCTCAACGCCACCTCGGCCAATGATGGCCTATCGGCAATGAGTCGCATCAAGACGGTGGAGTCTGCCCGGATGGGGGAGGTGCGGGATCTCATCAAAGGAGCATTCTCCGGCGGGTTCGAAGGTGCGTCGGCGGTCGAAGCCATTGCCCCGCGGCTCCGGCACCTCGTAGGGAACGATCCGGGGCAATCGACTGGGATGAACTACCGGGCGAAGCGGATAGCCCGGACGGAGGGGGTGCGGATCGCGGAGACCGGGCTGCGGGAGACGTGGGAGGAGGTCGGGGATGTCATCGAGGCGATCGTCTGGTATTCGGCCCGGGTGCCGCGTACCCGTCCGGATCATGCCGCCCGGCACGAGAAGCGCTACCTTCGAACGTCCAGCCGCGAGTTCATCGCCCGCGACGGCGAGCGGCTGCCGGAGATCCCTCTGGGGCCGAACTGCTTGTGCTGGACGTCCGCCGAGTTGCGAGCAGACTTGACGGACGGGCTGCCGCAAGAGAACCTAGGGGCGTGGTACGATCCGGCCGCCTTGAGGGCGGAGAAAGCAACCCAACAACACACGGTGCCAACATGAAGAAAGCCCAACCCCCCCGATCTGCTATTGCATCTCAGCCGGTCCCGTGTAAGATACAGGCGAGGGAGGCCCCAAGCTCAGCGGTCGATGCCGTGCAGAAGGGCGTCAAGCGTTTGCTGGCGATGGATGACGAAATGACCGACAACAAAGAGTACGGCGAGGTTCAGATCACCGTTGAATACCGAGCCGGTATAGCCCAGAAGGTCAACACGATGAAGCGAACGGTGGACAAGTAGTCCGTTGACATAACCCATATTCGCGGGCGCTGAACGAAGATCTCAGGCCCGGCTTCTCGGATCAATTGCCCGATCCTTGAGGAGCCGGGCTTTTTTCGTTTCTTGCCGGGAGTAAATCATGAGCGAGCAGTTTTCCGAGTCGTTCGATAGCCGCGGGGCCACCCTCGCCGTCGAGCGAGAAGCCGGGGTGATCCGTGGCGTAAAGCTCTTGGGGCCTTCATCGAGCAACGGCAGGGACTACCCGAAGGAAACCATGGCTCGGGCCGTTGGGCTATACGAGGGCGCAAAGGTCAACGTCGACCATCCGGAGGGCTCAGCGGCAACGCCGCGCCGCTATGGTGATCGCCTCGGCGCGCTCAAGAACGTACGAGTGGGTCGAGGCAGCGACGGCCTGTTCGGGGATCTGCACTTCAACCCGAAGCACGCCCTCGCCGAGCAATTGATATGGGATGCCGAACACGCGCCAGAGAACGTCGGGCTATCCCACAACATCAAGGGCAAAACCACGCGCGGCCGCAACGGGCGGGTCGTCGTGGAAGAAATACAGCGAGTCAATTCGGTCGATCTGGTCGCCGACCCGGCTACGACTCGCGGCCTATTCGAGGATCATGGCGACCAGGAATCCCAAGAGGAGAAGGACCAGATGGAATTCCAGAAGATCACGGTCGAGCAGCTTCGGGCCGAACGGCCGGACTTGCTCGAATCAATCGCCGCCGATGCGGTGAAGACACACCTCGGCAGCGAAGAGGCGAAGGCGAAAGACGCCAAGCTGACCGCGTTGATCGAAGAGGTCGATCGGTACAAGGGCAAGGAAGAGCTTGCCGCGAAGCAGGAGGCGGTCGACAAGCTGATTACCGAGGCCAAGCTCCCGAAGGAGCTCGCCTCAGACGTGCTTCGCGAATCGCTGCTGGCGACCGACGATGAGGGCCGCAAGCGGCTGATCGAGGAACGCCAAGCCATTGCGAAGGGGCTCGGGTCGACCGGACCGAAGAGCACAGAACAAAAGACGCTTATGGAGGGCGTCGCCGGCGAACTCCCATCGGCGAAGGAGTACGCGGCCAGGCTGCGCCGGGCTCGCTGATCGCGCCGTTTACGAACCAGAACCAGAACGGAAAGGACACAAGTCATGGCCAACGTAATGCGATGGCTCAAGGAGCCGACCAAGGCCCGGATGTTTGTTGTCGATGATACGGAGGTCATCGAAATCGGCGACCTCGTCTACCTGGACACCGACGACGTCAAGGCCGCCGATCAGCAATCGGACCAAGGCTCGCTGATTGCGAATCAAGACAAGTTCAAGCAAGGCTTCGCCGGCGTGGCAATGCAGGCGCACGATGGTGACGGTGCGACCGAGATCCGGGTTGCAATGGATGGTGTATTCCGCTTCATCTGCGCCGAGGCCACGTTCGAGGTCGGCGACCTGGTCGGCATTGCCGAGGCGTCCAGCGGCACCGCATTGGAGAATCAGACGGTGATCGCCGTTGACGTGGCCTCGGCCGCAATCGGCATTGTCGCCAAGCGGGCCGCAGCCAACGTCACCGAGGTCGAGGTCGATATCGAATCGACGGTCGCCACTTACGGCGGGATCTCCGAACAGGTAGCCGGCAGCGGTTCCTAGGCGCTCGCCTTCACCACACACACATCGAAAGGAGAAAGGCCATGCACAGTGCAGCCTATCAGAAACTGAAACGCGATTACCACACGCACGGCGTGGCGGTAATGGAAGGCCAAGTTGAACAGATGTTCTCCGAGGGCGCGATCAAGCCCGAGGACATCAGTTTGCAGCAGTTGGGCTATGAGTTCTTCGGCCGCGAGTTCATCGAGGCCTGTGATCCCATGGGCGGCGGTCATCGGTCGGCCACGGCCATCATGGAAGCCGGGGACGCGGTTGATTCCACTGCGTTCGCCAACATCACCGGGCAGATCATCTTCTCGTCGATCAACCAGGGGTTCAACAACGCGGACTTCCTGGCGTCGAACCTGGTGCCGACGATCCCGACGCGACTCTCTGGTGAGAAGATCCCGGGCGTCGAGAAGGTGGGCGACAAAGCGCAGACGGTGCCCGAGGGGATCGAGTACCCGAGCTACGGATTCGGTGAGGAGTATATCGAGACGCCCGATACCGTGAAGAAGGGCGCCATCGTTCCGGTGACGAAAGAAGCGATCTTCTTCGACCGGACGGGTCTGGTGACCAAACGTGCCGGCGAAGTCGGCGAGATGTTGGGCATCAACAAAGAGAAGCAGCTGATGGACATGATCGTCGGGTATGGCGGCGGTGCGACGCCAACGTTTGCCGCCGGCGGCAAGTGGAGGTACAAGGGCACCAACTACGCGGTGTACAACGCCAGTCCCATCGACTTCGATTCGTACTGGTACACGAACCAGCACACGGCCGTCTTAACCGATTGGACGGACATCAACGAAGCCGAGTTGCTGTTCACTGGTGCGCGTGATCCGGCGACACAGGAGCCGATTGCGCTGTCTGTGAGTCGTACCCTGATGGTTCCCTCGGCTTTGCGTGCGACGATGAGCCGAATCCTCAACGCCACACAAGTGATGCAGGGCGATTCGGATTCGGCGACTGTCCCGAATACGTTCAACACGAATCCGATCGGATCCCTGGGCATCACGGGCGTCTCGTCTCCGTACGTCGAGCGTCGGCTGATCGACGGCGGTAGTGTCTCTGCCGCCAACTCGGCCAAGCACTGGTTCTATGGCGACTTCGGCAAGGCCTTCGCTTGGATGGAGAACTGGCCGATCACGACCATGCAGGCGCCGAGCAACAGCGAGGCCGAGTTCACGCAAGACATCGTCCTGCGATTCAAGGCCAGCATGCGAGGCGGGCCGGCCGTGCTCAAGCCGCACTACGTGGTCAGGAGCACCGGCGCCGGATAGTCAATTGCTGTTGTCGTTGGGTGTGCCCCGGGTGGGCCCTCCTCCACCCGGGGCCTTGAATCGCAAGGCGGTAGCTATGTCTGATATCCACGTACTCGACGCCGACGGCTCAGGCCACGTCCGCGTGGCGTTTCATTTCCCGGTTCCGGATGCCAGCAACTCAGTGGGCGTCAACTATCGGGTAGCCGTTGTCAATTCAGGCATTGGCGGTACGACGGCGATGACCGAGGGCGACGAACCGGGGCAGATAGCAACTGCCGAGAAAACGCAAATCGAAGCGGGCGAGGTGTTCGAGGAACTCTTTTCCCCGTTGCTGGCTAACTATGGCGATACGATTGCCGAGAAGCGATCCGCACTGCTGGCCGACTACGCCGCGCGCAAATCGCATCTGGTAACCCGGCTCGCGGCCCGGTTGGCGTATTTCGGCTACACAGCGGATGAGGAGGACTAGGATGGCTGACTGGACACAAGGCGACGAAACCAGCGCGCTAGACCATCAACTGGTAACCCACCCGGCGGTTATCAAGGGCAACGCCGTTACGTGTACGGAATGGGATTCGGTCTTCTTGACACTGTTCCACGCGCTGGTTGAGGCAGTAGCAAATACCAACCCAGGGACATTTGTTGTTCGCGGTACGTTAGCCGGAAACGGTGACGATGGTTGGGTGATCCTCGGCAAGTTCACTTGTAGCTCCGGGACCGTCAACCCTGAAGTGTTGACCGCCGATGAGCCACCGGGCGAGACCGTCATTGCCGTGGCGAGTACGGCCGGCGCGTACGCTTCCGGCGAGTGGTGTTACCTCGACGATATTAGCCATATAGTTCAAAGCGAGTGGCGACGCATCGAATCCGTGCAGGCGAACACGTCGGTCACGTTGGTCGATGGACTGACGGCCGCGAAGAACAACACGGACAGCGATGTTATGTATGACATCGCCGACGTGTTCTTCTTGTCAATCGACGTTCGCGCACTGAAACGGTTCCGAGTTGACTTCGAGCACGGCGGTGCGGCCGGCGCAAACTGCCACGTCAAGGGAACCTATGTCGCCGCAACGGATTTTGAATGATGATTGAGACGATCGCCAAACCGCAACTCTGGCTGCCCGGCATCAACCGGGGCCACCAGCTTGCGCGCGGTCTCATCGGCGACTGGCCGTTGTGGGAGGGCACCGGCCAAGGCGTGATGGACGTGGCCAGCGGTAACGGCTCGCTCGACGGCACCGTCACCGGGGCGACGTGGGTGGGGAGTCAGTATGGGTATGCGCTGGAGTTCGACGGAGCAAGTAATCACCGTGTAACGGGTAGCGGTGCGTCATGGTTTCCCTATGCGTCCGACATGACGGTATCGTGTCTAGTGCGATTCGACACAATCGCCAAGGAGAAGATTTGTTGGTCGTGGGGGATTGACAACGGATACGGTAGTAACGAGATAGAGTTGAACACCAATTCATCAGATGGTGGCGTGCAATTCATGTGGAACACGGAGGCAACGGCAAGGGTCACGATTCCGTTGGCGGCTGACACGTGGGGGCATGTGGTATGTCAACGTCAAGGCACTAATATTCAGGCGTGGCTCGATGGGCAATCAGTTGGTACGGACGCAGGCGCTGGTAACCTGTTCTACACTACTCACTCGTTACTACTGGGAGGTCCGGTCACGGATACACGGCATTTCGACGGACAGGTGTCGCTGTTCGCCGTCTGGGATCGTTATCTTACCCCCACCGAAATCGCCGGCCTCTACGCCGATCCGTTCGCGCGGCTGCGCCGGCGGTCGTCGGCCGCGGTGTTGAGTGCGGCAGCTGGCGCGCCGTCCGGTGCGATCTCCGGCAACGCAACCGTGACGTTCACGGCAGCGGGTACGGTCAAGGGCACGGGCTCGTTGTCGGGCAGTGCAACCACGACATTCACCGCAGCCGGGACCATCGGCGGTACGGGCTCGCTTTCCGGGGCCGCCACCGTGAGCTTCACCGTGGCCGCTACGATCTCAGCAACGGCGTCGATCAGCGGCAGCACGACGGTCACATTTACGGCCGCCGGCACGATCCGCGATCTGAGCGGGGCCATTGAGGGATCGGCGACCGTTACGTTTACCGTCGCAGCCACGATCCGGAAGAGGATCACGGGACCCTATACGATTGCCGCCGGGCAGGCCTACGTTACCGGGCAAGCGGCGGGGCAAGCGTTCGATACCGGCGCGGCAGCCGGGCAAACCTACCTTACAGGAGCGGCGGCCGCACAAGCCGCGTAGACCCATGACAGCCTCAAACGCTTTCGAGAATGCGATCCTGGATCTTGTCTTTAGCAATCAAGCCTTTGCCAAGATCGGCGATTCCTCGGGGTTGCAGCCGTCTGGCGCAGACGGGAGCCTGTATATCTCGCTGCATACCGGCGACCCGGGCGAGGCGGGGGATCAGACGACGAACGAAGCCAGTTACACGGGGTACGGCCGCAAGGCCGTGGGCAGGACGGCCGGCTGGGATATCAGCGGGCCGGTTGCATCCAATGAGAACGCGATCACCTTTGACGAATGCACGGGCGGCTCGGATACGATAACGCACTTTGGAGTTGGGACGGATGGTGCCGGGGCCGGCGTATTGTTGTTCAGCGGCACGTGTGACCTGGAGGTGAGCACCGGTATCACGCCGGAATTTGCAATCGGTGCCCTCACCGTAACGGTGGAATAATGCCAACTGAAGCTGTCGATATTCACTCGATCGTCCACAAGAATGGCACGGCCACGCTGTTGGCTCGTGTCGTGGGTGCCGATGGCTCGGCGGTGCAGCAGGCGGATATCGCCAGCGGCGTCTATTCGATTTACCTGATCGACGAGCAGGACGAGGATAGCAGAACGGCGGTCACCGGACACGGCAGCGTATCGTTGACCATTGCCTCGACGATCCACGACACACTACAGACGGATGCGATCTGGACGGAGGACGACACCGGATACAACTTCAGCCATACGATCGACATCAGCAGCGCCGAGGCCTTTGCGATCGCCGGACGGAAGTACCTCGCGGAAGTAATCCTGACGCCGGCCAGTGGGCAGGTGATTGTTGTCCGATGGCTCTTGAGTGTGATCTAAGGAGGTGAGTCATGCCGACCGACGCGGAACAACTGGCGACGATCAAGACCAACACGCTCGCCCTGCTGGCCGATCTTAGCGCGCACCCGAAGCCGTCGTATATGATCGACGGGCAAAGCGTCCAATGGGGAGCATACCACCGGATGCTCATGGATCAACTCAAGGAAGTCAACGCACAGATAGCGGCGGAAACCCCGTTCGAGATTCACAGCCGGGGGTTCACGTAACCGAAAGGAAACACAATGGCAGACCGCATACCAGACCCGGGGGAACTGACCCCGACGTTTGCCGTCAAGGCGAACCCGACGGCAATCGTTGACGGCGTTACCGTCGACGCGCTGGCCCTCGGTTCCAGCAAACCGTATCACCGGGCCACTGTGTTGGCACTGAAACCCGGGGCCGACGCATTGACGATGCCAACAGCCAACACCGGCACGGTGTGGATCTGCTCGGCAGCCGAGGTCCTGACCGGGGCGTTCCAGTTGGCGCCCGGAGCCTCGATGGAACTTCCGCCAAACTGCGATCTCGCGGACTTCTTCCTCGCCGTCGAAACCGCGGATGACGGCGTGCTGATCTGTTACACGCAGACGGAGTCATTCGCATGATGAGCCCAGGTTCTGGGATGATGCAAGTCGGGTTGACTGGCGTGACCGCCAGCCCCGAAGAGATCAACGTCCTCGACGGGGTAACGGCCGGGACTGTAACGGCGCTCAAGGCGTTGGTAGTAGATGCGGGCAGCGCGTTGGACGCCCTGACGATTACCACGCTGACGGTCGAGGCAGCGGTGATATCGACCTTCGGAAACGGTGCTGTCGACGTGTCGCCCTGGGTAGCCACCGAAAACGGCGATGGCGTGATTCATAAGACGATGCTGAGCGCCGGCGGTGGCGGGCTAATCACGATCACCCGCGAAGGCGACGACTCCGGGCACGGCAACACCAAACTGTATAATTTTCCAGAGGGCCGCATCCTGATTTTGGGTGTGACGGTCGACTTGACCATTGACGTATCTGGCTCGGCGAACATCGCAAACACCGGATCTGGCAATTTCTCGTTGGGCACCACGGGCACGGTAGACGGCACGTTAGACGGCACGGACGTGGATCTCTGCCCCAGTACCCGGATGACCGATCCGTTTAACGCAGGCGTTGGCGCAGCCGCGGGTGCCCTGGTCGCCAGCGCCCATTTCGATGGAACGGGCACTGCAAAAGACGCCTACCTGAGTTTGATATTCGACGCTGGCGACGTCACCACCGGCGATGGTGTGGCCACGATCACGGGTACGGTTACCATCACCTGGATCAACCTGGGGGATTATTGATATGCCCGGCATAATGGTAGCGGATCAAAGCGTGATCGCCGCGAAGGAAGCGACCGAGGCGGCGCATCACTTCCATTCATACGAGAGGTGGATGGGCCTTGCGGCAAGCCCGAGCGGCGAGACGCACCGGGCCGATGCGATCGCGGCTACGATCGCGCCATTCCAGGCAGACGCTGGGAACGACGGCTGGGGGGCCTGGCTGCAACTACTCGGGTCGAGCGATACCCCGATAATCGCGGGGAAGAGAAAGTACGACTTGCACAGAGTGGAGATCGTGGCGGCTGAGCGGAAGAGCGCGCTTCACATGGTGCAGGTGGCATTCGGAGAGAGCGGAGCGGCGGCAATAGCGGCTGGTACGTATACGGAGCTTGTATTCGTGACGCCCGCCGCCGGCGCCCAAGATATCCCGGTGCCGATCCGACATACGAGTCCTGACGCAGGGACGAAGGCGTGGGTTCGCTTTGCGATTCCGGACGCAGACACGGGCACGGTCGACTTTTACATCGGGATACATGAGTACGATGAATGATGGCTGTTGTATTTTCCCCATCCACTGACTTCGAGGATATCACGGACGGCTTGGAGGCCGTGACGCTGGTGCGTCGTGGGAAGACCAGCACGAGCGTAGCCAAGGCCCTACAGCGGGCGATCAGCACGCACGAGGTCGAGATCAGCGATGGGAAGTACCGTGCTGGGGACGTACGCTGGCATCTGCCGGCGGCCGAGGTAACGACGGCCCCGGAGCCGGGTGACAAGATCAAGGATGCGGGCGGGAACTATTACACGCTCTTGGACGTGCAGGCGGCGACGCTAGAGAACCGCTGGCGGTGCATCGCTCGCAACGTCGAGGTGGCGAACCTGCTCAACGATACGTTCTCGTTTGAGAAGGCGACATTCTCCAAGGGAACGCAGGGTGCAGCCGAGGCGAGCTACACGGGTGACATGGTGGCCCGTGGCCGGTTACAGCCGGTCGATACGACGATGGTGGTGGAGGCCGGTGCCAAGCGATCAGCGAAGCGGTGGAGGTTGTTCGTGGCATCCGATCTTGCGATCACCCACGAGCACCGGGTTAAGGGGCCGGGCGGTACGTATTACACGATCCTGTCGACGGCCGGACAGGAGCGGATCGGGGAAGTGCAGACAGTGGAGGTGAGCGAATGGCGACGCGGCTAAAGCTGAATACCGCTGGATTTAAGGCGATGACGCGCCGGCAGATGGAGGCCGGGATTGCGGCCGCGACGGTCGACCTCCACCGGATCGCTCGAAAGAAGGCGGGGATTCCAAACCCCGGCGTGACGGTCACTAGCACCCGGGCGAGGGCGGGCGGGAACAAGTCGTCACGGACGGAATATCCGACGTCATCGAGACCCGGGGAATCACCACGGCGTCGAACGGGATTCGGCCAGAAGGGGATTGTCATGGGGGTTCATGGCCTTGAGGGCCGCGTCGGATATACGAGGCTGGCCCGGTATATGACGTTTCATGAACTGGGAATCCGGTATCACAGGAGCGGCGGAGAGACGCGGGATAAGCGAGGCCGGTTCCTCGCACGCGGCGGCATACAGCGCCGGCCGACGATTGTCCCGGCGCTTAAAAGGAATCGCGCTCGGCTCATATTGATTATGAAACGAGCCGCACAGGCGAAACGATGAGCATCAACCTCGGACAATACCTGCACGCGCGATGGGCTGCCGATACGACGCTCAACGGTTTGCTTGATTCATCCAAGTTATCAACGGGACTCGCACCTGACTCGGAGTTCCCTTATGCAACGATCACTTGGCCCGGGAATACGGCGGGTGGCTGGACGAACGATGGAGCGTCGTTGGACCGCATTGGCGTGCGGATTACGGTATATCATGGGCGGGATAATTACGATGATGGCAAGGCCATTGTCAGTGCGATACGAAACGCCTACAGCCGGGCGGACTTCGCTGTGGGTGGCGGCGGGCGGTGCATCAATATGCAATATACCGGGGACGAGGAACTCCAAGACGAGGAAGACGACTGGTATTTCGTGATTGACTTCGAGGCCCAAGTGCATACCCTGGCAGGATCGGGAGCGTGAGCCATGGCATTCAAAAGCGAACTCGTTATACGTGTCGGGTGGGAGTGGGATGACGGCGCGAATGACAACAGCAAGCTGGTTTACGAGAAACAGTTGCTCGAAGGAGATGAGGACAACCAGGCTAACGCGGTATGGCATTTGGAAGACGTGGAAGAAGCCAGCGGGGAAAGCACGGTCTATGATCTGGAGGCCCTGGAACGCACGGTGCTAGGCGAGACCGTCACGCACCAGTTCTTCCTGGTCAAAGCGATCGTGATCGTCGTGACGTCCACCACGGGCGACACGGATGTCTTGCTTGTCGGCGGGTCTGGCGTGGATGAGTGGTCGGAGCCGTTTGCTGCGGACGGCGATAAGGTCAAGGTCACGGCGGATTCGCCATTGGTGCTTGTCAATCGCGTTGACGGGTGGCCGGTCGATTCCTCAAACAAGGATCTCAAGATCGCTGCATCGGGTGGCGATGTCACGTATTCGATCGCAATTCTCGGGACCATCACTCTCGGCGGTTCCGGAGCATAGTGAACAAACTGAAAGGAGTGTTGCCGATGTCATCCTACAGCGGAAAAGACGGGACGATTTGGATTACTGGAAACGAGGTGAGCCCCATTGGGAACTGGAAGTATCGGGAGACTTCCAACAACCCGGCGTGGGCCGATAACACCACGGCGGGCGTCAAGACCCGCGTGGCCGGCGTCAAGGATTCGTCAGGATCGTTCGAGTTCGTTCTGGAATCCACGGAAACGCTGCCGCTCGATATCGGGGATACGGCAATCCTGATCCTCGATATCGACGGCACCGAGACGAACACGATCACGGTCCCGGTCATCATCGACGAAATCGGCGAGATCGAGTGTGATATCAATGATGGCGAGAAGATGATGGTACCATACACCTGGTCTGGTACGGGCGCGGCAACCAAGGCCGGCGTGTTGGCCGTGGCGACGGGAGGTTCCGGATCGTAATGGCCTACCTCGACGAACTCACCGGCGCACCGGAAACGGCGACGATTGGGGGAGTGAAGTATTCCCTCTCGCCGTTGGCAATCGATGATTGGGCGGTGATCCAGAAGCGGATCATCGCCCGGCGGCCCGATCCGATCGAGGCGGCAACCCGGCTTGCGGCCGGGGCACCGGAAGCCGTGGCCCGCGAGATTCTCATGAAGGCCTACGGTGATGCCCAGAGATCCGATATCGTGACCACCGAGGAGTTGGACGCCTGGCGGTTTTCGTATGAGGGCGCCCAGTGCCAGTTCTTCCTGGCAATCCGTAAGAACCATCCGGAGATCACCGAGGACCGCGCGGCTGCGCTGCTGGAAATGTACGGCCGCGAATACCTAGCCGAAGTGACAGCGCAGTTGCAAGAGCGGTTCCCGGAGGCGACCGAAGAGACCGTAGCGGCAATGATCGCCGGACAGGAACGGTCGATGCTCCATTCAGTCGTGAGCTCGATATCGGGACTCCCCCGGGGAAACCCTCAGAGCCCGCCGGAGACGGCGGGCCAATCAATTGGGACGGCTTCTTCTTCACCCTCCGGCAACGATACCGATGGACACACGAGCAAATCGGAAAGCTGACAATCGCCCAGGCGCTGGACGCTCTGAAGCAGAAACCCACGCGCACCGGCCGCGTCTCATTGTCTACCGTGGGAGCGGCTGCGGTCTATCGTCAACGCCTGCACGACGAGCGTTCCGCTTGGGTTGAAGGAATGATCCGTGGCACTCAATCAATTTGAACTCGCCGAGGCGTACGCCAAGCTAACCGTCCGCGACGGTGAGTTCAATCGTGCGATTGGCCGCACGGAAATGTCCCTGAAGCGATTGCAGGGCACGCTGGACGCCGCGGCCCGCAAGGCTCAGATGTTTCTGTTGGCCGGCGCGGCAGCGATCGCCGGCGTGATGAAGGTCACTTCCGACGCAGAAGAAACGATGAGCAAGTTCCGTATAGTCTTCAAAGGGCAGGCGGATGAGGCACTGGAATGGGCGAAGAAACTCGGCGAGAATGTCAAGCGGAGCCATTTCGATATCATCGGATTTATGGCCCGCTTTCAGGACACCTTCGTCCCGATGGGTATTGCTCGCGAAGAAGCTACGAAGCTGTCGAAGACAATGACCAAGTTGACTATCGATCTAGCTAGCTTCAACAACGAGAACGAAGCGGAGACGGCAAGCCTACTAACCGCGGCTTTGACTGGCACCCACGATGCCGTACGACGGTACGGTATTGTGCTTTCGGCATCTACTCTGAATCAAGAGTTGATGAATATGGGCATCGCGAAGGGTATTCGTGGTGCGACCGAATTACAGAAGACACAGGCACGGCTCAACCTTATGCTGAGCATGACGGCCGATGCCCAGGGGGACGCGGCCCGGACGTCGGATAGCTTGGCGAATCAATGGAAGGATATGATATCAGACGTCAAGAAACTAGCGATTCAGTTTGGCCAGCAGATGCTTCCCGCAATTATTGCGATCATCGAAGATGTAAAGAAGCTCATTGATTGGCTAAGTAGTCTATCCGATGAGACGAAAAAACTTATCGGGGAGTGGGGCCTGTGGGCCGTCAAGGCCGCGCTGGTTGTCACTGTGTTAGCCAAAGTAACGAGTGGGGTAATCAGCCTGACGGCGATGATAAAGAAACTGGCGGTCGCAACCGGAATGCTCAATGCGGCATCGATGCTCGGCGGAGGTCTTGCCGGTATTGTTGGCGGCGGCGGGGCGAAAGTCTTTCGCGGTCGGGCGGCTGGCGCTGCGATGGCGGGGGCCCCGCTGGTTGCTTCCAGGATCGGCGGCTTGGCTAGTCGCGGCGGGGGCCTGGCCAAGATGTTTGGCTTTACGGGGCTTGCTGCGGGCAGCGGGGGCTTGCTCGGGATGCTTGGCCTTGGGGGTCTTGCGGGCGCGATAGGCGCGGGGATCATCGGCGAAGGGATTATGCACCCACTCCGGGGCCAGAAGGCCCGTAAAGACAAGGCGCTTGACGAAGAAATTATGAAGAAGAACGAAGAGACGATGCGCCACGCCAAGCGGGTGTGGATTGATATCAATGATAACCACCAGAGGAACCTGGATATCTTCGCCCGTGCCGGCGAGCGGGGCCGCAAGGCAGCAGAAGCCGGGTCCAAGAGTTCTGCGGCCCATCAGCTTGGGCTCCTTCAGGAGTGGAAGAAGAGTCAAGCGGCGGCGTTGGAGAATGCCCAGGCTTTCGAGACGGCTGCGAAGGAAGCCGGGCATTTGGGCGAGAAGGGTTCGCCGGCAGTCAAGGCGTTCACCGAACAGGTGGAGGCGATTGACAAGGCGATCGCGAAGCTAACGGCGAGCATCGCGGAGGCCGCGGTAGAGGAGGCGGCCTTGGCAGCGAAGAAGGCCGAACAGATCGCACAACTCAACGATATGCGGCGGGAGACTACGCGGACCCAGGCTAGCGTGGCGGGGCGGTTCCATGAGCGCGAGCGGAAGTTGATGGACGCTATCCGAAATCCCGGGCGCGGCGTCACCTTCCGCGATACGGGCTTTGCGTTCGGGGCCTCGTTCCAGCAGGCCGTAGGCTCGCAAATCACCGGAGCGATGGAGCAACAGTTGGAGGTGCAGCGTAGCTCGCTGGAAGAACTGAAGGGCATTCACCAGGAACTCGCGGAAGTCCATGAATTGAACTGGGGGGCCTGACCCAATGACCGTATACCGCGAAATGGCCGGCTCGCCGATCGAGACCTTTACCCGTGCTCGTGGCTTCACTGCCCAGCGGACGTTTCTCACCGCATGGGCAACGAGGGCGACGGCCATCAAGGAAATCCTCGGCGACGGCTACGCTTACGGGTCAACGAAGCCTTGGACCTATCCTGATATGCCCGGCATCATCACGGCCCAAGTGAAGGTAACGCCGTTCACCGATGACATCGAGGCGACGGTTCTCAATGACCTGAGTGTGGACATCAACTCGTATACGAACTATGCGAAGATCGTCGTGGATTACGAACCGGCTGAGGTCGAGAACGCCCAGCCGATGGAAGATCCAAAGGACGCAATCGAGGTCGAGGAAGGATACCTCACATACGAGATGACTTTCGCCGGCGCGAATCGGATGATTCCCGGGAATGCGATCCGCTGGTCATCTGACAGCACGCCGCCGACCGATGGGGAATGGACGAAGTTTCATCGGCTTTCCGATATCGTTCACCACTGGACATGGCACCGGGTGCCCGAGCCGCCGCTGAAGGCAATACGGGCGTTGACGAACTTCGTCAACGCCGGCGACTTCATGGGCGCGGCCGATGGGACACTGCTCTTCGAGGGCGCGCGCATCCGTAAAGAATATCTACTCTCTGAGATTTTCGGCCGCCCGAAGCAGATGTTCCAGGTCGACTACACATTCCGCGAGCGACGGATCTTCACCGGCCTCGGGCAGTTCGCCGGCGGCTGGCAGTACGAGTACCGGAGCGACCCGGGGGAGGAGGGCTGGAGCCCTGTCGTTGACGCCAATGGCAGCCCGCTGTATGCTACCGGAGACTTCAGCAGTCTTTTCCTCCACCATCCGCAGCCCTAGGCGCAAGGCGAAATGATGGCCAAGATACCGGACGTGCAGCCGGGCGATCCTCTTAGTGCAGAACGCCAGAACGAGTTGATTGCGATCATCAACGCGCTGCAACACTCCGAGATCCAGGGCGGCCTTGGCGAGCGCGGCGGGGCCGGGCAACAGGTTCTCATCCCGCCGCGAACTCGGTTGGTGATGTTTGAAACCGGCGGGCCGCTCATTTACCCGGAGACGGCAACGCTTGCCCCGTACGCCACGTGCCACCGGATTATCTGGAAAGATCAGGCAGACGAGTATGGGGACGAGCACCCTAATGACGTGAGGGTCTACTTCCCGCATGCCGTGGGGGCGGGCGCCGGCGCCGGCTTCGAGGGTCTGCCAATTGTCCCGCGCCGTGTCTGGGCTACGTGGAATCGCCAGTCGGCCCGCTGGGAGGCGATCGTCCAGACCCAGACCGTATGGCGTGGGACGCTGGACGGCACGCTGAGCCAGGGTAGCTCGGCCACCGTCAACATCTGGCTCTATGCCGGCAGTGATCTGGATACGAACATCGACGTCACGGCCTACGATTGGCTGCTCGGGGCAAACCAGTCGATAGCCAGCGGGGCGAAGGTGGTCATCCTGTGGTCCGAAGACGATGGCCGGTTCTATGTGATCGCCGCGGAGGGGGCCGGCGGTGGGCTGAAGCTCTGGGCAAAGGCCCAGGACATCTGGCAAGAGAATAGCGGCGATCCGCGGGTATCGTGTAAGGTCTGCCAACGGGACGGCAGTGGCGAGACCGGGGATGCCTTCTGGATTTACCTCCCTCGGCGCCGCGGTGTATCAACGGACTTCGACCCGGACATCTACAGCGGCGACGTAATCCCCTGGGAGATTGACGCCGAGGGGACGGCGTTCTGCACCGGGGAATACCTGCACTCCAAGATCGGCGATCTACGCTGGCAGAAAGCGGCACTGCGAATCCCGACCGGCTGGCAAGAATGCGATAGCACAAACAGTTCATGGGACGCGACCGGCCGGGTGCTGATGGGCCGGGATGCCGATGGTGCTGATGACGAGAACGTGGCCGGCAAAACCGGGGGAGAGAGCGTACACGGTGACGGGACGAACGATCACACCGACCATCCGATTACAATTAGCAAGCAGTCCTGGGGCGATTCATCCCCCGATTCATCCGAGCAAGTGGTTGACGATATCGACGAAAAGGTAGGCGGCGGCGAGCACCTGTTGACCCATTCCGAAACTGACAACCGCATGCCATACAAGGTGGCGATTCTGATTGAGCGATTCGTGTAAAGGCGCAAGCAAGTGAAAATCTATTGCATCGGAGGCCCCGCCGACATAGGCGGAGCCAATACGGAGCTATGGCACACGGTCAAGCTGTGGCGATCGTTCGGCGTTGACGTCACGATCTTGCCGCAGCATGGCGCGGAGGTGACTATTGCATGGAGAAAACGGCTTGACGGTATCGGATGCCAGCTTCGGGCAGAACTACCGAAGGGCGGTGTCTGTGTTGGCTTCTGTAATTCGCACTATCGCGCGATTGCGAAGGCGCTTCGGGCTCAGGGCAACCGGCTCGTGTACGTGCCCTGTATGTGCTACCAATTCCCGGACGAAGCCAAGCGGGAGTTGTTCGATCACTACATTTTCCAGACGCACTATCAGGCATCGCGGATACTGCCGGCGCTAGAACACAGAGGGCTCCCGCAGTCGCACTCTTCGATCATCCGGGGTGCGTTCGATGTCACTGAGTTCGACCCGTCCAGCCGCTTGCGCCGCCGACGTCAGGGGGAGCCGTTCGTTATCGGGCGGCTCTCCCGGTCGGTTGCGCCAGTGGCCCTTGGCCGTGGCGGTACAGTGCCCGACGTCGAGAAATACCCACGCGGTCTCTGGCAGCAGTACGAGGCGATCGACTACCGACCGCTTCGCGCGCGGGTGATGGGCTGGAGCGGTATCATCCAGGGCCGTTGCGGCAAGCCGCCGGCGTGGGCCGAGGTCTTCCGCGATGGGGCGATGCCGGCGAAAGAATTTCTCCAGTCGATCCACGTTCTGATTCCCGGCATCGGCTGCTGCGAGGAGAACTGGTCTCGCGTTGGATTGGAGGCTATGGCCTGCGGCGTGCCGGTCGTGGCGGAGGATAAGGGCGGCTGGCGAGAAATGACCGGCGTCGTTCGGGCGCTTACGCCGGGCTCACAGGCCCTATTCCCATCGGCCTGGGCTCGTGACCCGGAAACGTACGAGGCCAACCGGCAGCGGGTACGCGCGGCGGTCGAGGAACTCTGCAGGCCAGAACCAATTTGGCAGGCGTGGCTGTCAATATTCGAGAGGCTGGAAGCATAAGGAAACGTAATGTCTACCGATATCGAAATTACCGCGAGGTTTATCCGGGAGTGCGGCGAGGTTCGCAGCAACCTCAAGGAGAAGCGGCACTTCCAGCAAGTGGCCACCGAGATCGGAAGTATTCTCGCGTGGCTCCACCCGCACCGGAAGGGCTTTGTATCTTACCTTGAGATAGGCGCGGGGGCTGGGTTGCTTGCCGCAACAGTCACGCGATTACTCGGCATCCCAAACGCCTACCTAATCGATAACAACAAGTACGACTGGGCACACGATCAGCGGGCCTTAAATATACCCGATGCAATTCAGTGGGAAGGCGACTCCACCAGCAAGGAGTGCGCAGCGGCGGTTGCTGGTTGGGATGCGCTGATGGATGTCGTCTTGATTGACGGCGGGCACTCTCGCGAGCAGGTCACATCTGATACCCTGTTAGCCCTGTCAATTGCCTCCCCGGGCTGTTGGTTTATTTACCACGACTTTGAGTCTCGGAAAGGCGTGCAGCAATGCCTTCGGGACGTGGACGCCGGGAAGATTCCGGGGCTCGTGCGTATCGTTCAGTTCGGCAATACAATCCTTTATCGAGAAACGAGACAAACATGAATGACCTTCATGTCTATACCGTATCGACCGCCCCTCTTGCGGAAGTGCCGCTCAGCAAGCGGGCGCGCCCGGACATCATGCTTGCGTCAGCGGCGGCCTTCGGTGTCGACCTGCACGTTGAGCTTACGCCAGCAGTCGGAACCAGCCGGATGCGGCATAAGATCGTGGGCGCGAGGGTGGTTCTCGAAAGACTGCCTCCCGATGATATCCTTCTGATGTCTGACGGCTGGGATGTATTCTTTTCTGGTAACGCTGCTGGCATCTTGGAGGAATACCGCAAGCTGGATTCCCCGGTTGTGATCTCGGGGGAGTGCCGACTCTTCCCGCGGCTCGATGAGTTTGCAAACTACCCGGAGGCGCCGACTAAATACCGATACTGCAACTCCGGAGGCATCATTGGGACCGTTCGAGAATACAGGGAGCTTCACGACCACTATCTCGCAACGGAGCGATGGGACCCGGATTGGGGCTGCCAGCGTCTCTGGCATAGTGCCTTCCTCGCGAGGCCGGATCTCTTGGCGATCGACTATCAGTGCAGGATCTTCCAGACCCTCGCCCAGCCGGATAATGGCACGCCGCCGACAGCAGACCTGCATTTCGTCGATGGCAGAATCCACAATCGAGACACCGGCTCGACCCCTTACCTCGTTCACGGCAACGGGCCACGGACACAATTGGCGGTGCAATTATGGGAGAAACAGAAGGCGGCCTTGCAGAACTAAGGCGGCGGTACCCATGGCCGGACAAGATCCCGGAGGTTCCGGAAGACCGACATGGCTGGTTTGGCGTGGCCAATCGCAAGGCGACCTCGGAAGCGCTCAGCGGAAAGAGCCGCGTCGTTCTTGAGTTGGGTGCATGGCTTGGGACATCAGCATCCCTGCTTTGCCAGTACGCGCCAAACGCAACCGTGATCTCCATTGACCATTGGAGGGGAAGCTCGGAGCATCAGCGGGTCCCGTCGTGGAAGGCTAAACTCCCGACACTTTACGAGACCTTCCTCGTCAACTGCTGGGCGCTCCGCGATCGCCTGATCCCAATGAAGACCACGACGCTCGAGGGGATGGCTGAGATTGCTGACCTAGGCATCCAGCCGGATCTTGTTTATATCGATGCGGCCCATGAGGCAGAACCGGTATTCGCGGATGTCTCAACCGCACACGACCTTTTTCGCGGGGCCCGTATCATCGGCGATGACTGGACCTTGACGTCTGTCCGGCAGGGTGTAATCCGTGCCGCCCATGGCCAGCAACTAATCACGCACGGCAATACATGCTGGGAACTCCTGATCCAAGGGCGCCAATGGCCGAGCCACCGAAAATGAAACTACTCTTCGCCTACAACCACGAGCTACACGCAGCGGCTCTCCTACGGTCGGCTGGAGCGTTCGCCCACTATGGGGTGCAGTTTATCCCTACTGACTTTGACCCGGTGCCGGACAGGCTGATTGACTGGGCCGAGGTCATCCTTCTCCAAGAGCCGCCGGTCCGGGATGCTGTAGTGGACTGCGGAAAGCCGGTGATCTTGCTCGAGCGTATCGACGGCGCACAACTGCGGGCCGCTCGGGAGTATCTTCCTCGTGTCGCTGGTGTAATCAAAGGATATCTATTCCGTGACCGGGATAGAAACAACGCTACGTTCGATCGCGCCCACGTCGAGATCCTTCACTGTGCCGGGATTACCGGGGCGATGCCAAGACACCGTGAGGATTCACCGGAACCCAAGATTGCGGTCCCAGATTTACGCCGGATGTTCGCGGGCTACGGATTCGGGGCACACGCGCACATGGGGCGCCTGGTAGAGACGGTGATCGATTTCGACGTAGCGCGACCATACGATGCGAGTTTCCACGGCATCGTGGAATACAATCACAGCGAGATCGAGACGCACCGCAAGGCGGCCGTTAGCGCCGTGGAAACATGGCCGGGGCCGACGCTGTACGGTGCAGGTCGACCGCTGCGGCAAGAAGACTATTACCTAAGCCTGTTGCGATCAAGGGCGGTCTTGTCGCCGTGGGGCTGGGGCGAGGCGTGTCATCGCGACTACGAGGCCATGCTCCTGGGTGCGGTGCTCATCAAGCCCGACACCTCGCATGTGAAGTGCTGGCCAGATATTTTCGCAACGGGGAAAACCTACGTTCCCTGCGAGCCCGATTTCTCGGACGCCCACGCGAAGATCGCTCACGTCCGGGATCATTGGGACGACTATCGGACGCTAAGGGAACGCGCAAGGCACATGGCCCAACTTGCCTGGCGGCCCGGCTTGATTGCCGAGCGGATCGTCAATGTTGTCCGGAGGCTACTCGCATGATAACCCAGCAGCAGATCGAGGCACTGGCGGCCATTCATAATCCGAAGGATACGGCAGAAAAGTTTTGCCGCGACTGCGTGAAGTGGGATCGTATAGCAACGCACGTTTCCCAAGGCCTCGGGTTGCATGAGTCAGAGCCGAAGCGAATACTCGATCTTGGTTGCGGGTTTGGCTACTTCGCGAACGTGTGCCAGCAAATGGGGCACATGGTGACGGGTTTGGAT